ATCTTGGGCATCAACAGTGAGCTACCATTATGGGTCACATATCTCCATAATGGATAAATAGTGTAAATATGTGGTTAAATATGCAACTTAATATTTAAAATATAACTCGCTAGTAAAAATTATTGAATAAATTATTTGAAATAATTATAATAATTTTTGCGAGACTTTCAAATTGCGGGAACTTCCTTAGAGCTTCAACTACTTCTTATATTGTGGTGACACATATAATACCTTTGGAGAAAAACCATTGGCATAGTAAAAATGTTGAAGATTGGATGATCCGCAGCGAAGCAACTTATTTCGAAAATAATTTAAAGATAATGCTTAAAATAATATAATGGAATTTGGAGATATATATTGTTTAACAAGTCCATCAGGAAAAAAATATATCGGTCAAGCTGTAAAGAAACTAAAAAATGGTAAAAAATGGGGATATATAAATAGATGGAAAGATCATATTAGAGATTCAAAATATAAAAATTGTTGCAGACTTTTAAATAATGCTATAAATAAATATGGTTATGAAAGTTTTAATGTAGAATTAATTAAAGAATGTGCAATTGATGAACTAAATATGTATGAAAAGCAATATATTTTGGAATATAATACATTATCTCCAAATGGATATAATTTAACAACTGGGGGTATAAGTTTTATCCAAACAGCTGAAACTCAAATGTTAAAAAGAATTAGTATGATTGGAAAAAATAAAGGAAAAGTATATCCTAAACGTTCTAGAAAACGTATTGAAGAAAATAACCTACCAAAATATATAAGACGTTACATTGATAGTTCTGAAAAAGAAGGTTATAGAGTTTCTAGTCATCCATCATTAAAATCAAAATCATTTTTAAGCAAATCTTTAACAATGGAAGAAAAATTACAGTTAGCAATAAGTTATTTAAACACTGTAAATGCAGAAATAAGTTGAACGTTCAACGAGTAGACGGAAGTCGGGGTTTATTGATAGTATTAGCAATACTTGAAAACTCTTAAGGTGTATTCTAATCCTATAAGAAATTATAGGAACACAAAGGCAAGATGTGTACCTCACAGGAAATCCTCAAATCACTTTCTGGAAAGTAACATATCGTCGTTATACAAACTTTGCGATTGAATCTATTGAACAAACATTCAATGGACAAGCCGACTTCGGTCGCCGCGTACAATGCATTATCAGCCGTAATGGTGATCTTGCTTACCGCACATATCTTCAAGTAACACTCCCTGAAATTAATCAACTTATGGGAAATAACGCAAGTCTTAGCACCGGAAACGGATCTGTATTTGCTCGTTGGTTAGATTTCCCTGGCGAACAACTTATTGCCCAAGTTGAAGTTGAAATTGGTGGTCAACGTATTGATCGTCAATACGGTGATTGGATGCACATCTGGAATCAACTTACCATGACTGCTGAACAACAACGTGGTTATTTCAAGATGATTGGTAATACTACTCAACTCACCTTCATCACCGATCCTTCTTTCGCTGATGTTGATGGACCTTGTGACTCTATTGCTCCTCGTCAAGTTTGTGCTCCTCGTAATGCTCTTCCTGAAACAACTCTTTATGTTCCTTTCCAATTTTGGTTTTGCACCAATCCTGGTTTGGCTCTTCCGCTCATCGCCTTACAGTATCACGAAGTTAAAATCAATCTTGATATCCGCCCTATTGATGAATGTCTCTGGGCTGTTACATCTCTTAACTGCAACACCAACCCTTACAGTGGACCTTCTGGTCAACTCAATGTTGCCACCCCTGTTACTGCAGTAATTGCTTACAATCAATCTCTTGTTGCTGCTTCCCTTTATGTTGATTATGTTTTCCTTGATACTGATGAACGTCGTAGATTCGCCCAAAATCCTCACGAATACCTTATTACTCAACTCCAATTCACTGGCGATGAATCTGTTGGTTCTTCATCTAACAAGATCAAGCTCAACTTCAATCACCCTGTAAAGGAACTTATCTGGGTTGTCCAACCTGATCAAAATGTTGATTACTGTTCTTCACTTCTTTGTGACACCACTCTTTTCAAGGTTCTTGGTGCTCAACCTTTCAACTACACTGATGCAATTGATGCCCTTCCTAATGCCATCCATGCTTTTGGTGGACCTGCTGAAACCGCTGGTCCTAATGCATTCATTGATGCCCGCGGTCTCTTCCAAGAAGCTGGTGCCATTGATGCTGCCCTTCCTGATGGATTCACTGGATACTGGCACGGTGCTTCTGATCCTTACACTGAACCTGGTTTTGCTCCTGGAGGAGGTCTTAACACTGCTGAAACTTCATCTGCTGCCGCTCAAGCTGCTGCCCTTGCCCAACTTGGTCTTACAAACATTAACCAATTAGGTGTAGATGATCGTTCTACTGGTTCATCTGTCTCTGACGCTGGTACATTCGTTCTTACTGAAACTTCCCTTGACATGCACTGTTGGGGACAAAACCCTGTTGTTGTTGCCAAACTTCAACTCAATGGTCAAGATCGTTTCTCTGAACGTGAAGGTTCTTACTTCTCTTGGGTTCAACCTTACCAAGCTCACACCAGAAATCCTGATGAAGGTATTAACGTGTACAGCTTCGCATTGAGACCTGAAGAACACCAACCCTCAGGCACTTGCAACTTCTCCAGAATTGATAACGCCACACTCCAACTTGTTCTCTCAAATGCTACTGTTGAAGGTACAAAGACTGCCAAGGTTCGTGTCTACGCCACCAATTATAACGTCCTTCGTATCATGTCCGGTATGGGTGGTCTTGCATACTCCAATTAAGTGTTTTGTTACGATATATCGTGTCATACTTTTTCTTATATTTTAATAATTAAT